TATTAAAAACCTCTTTGTTCTGTTCGGTTGCGCGATGCGCGTTCGTTGCTCAATAGTATGTCTGCACCGCTGATGCGTCCCGTGACGACAACGTTTTGTCCGCCGCCGCCTTGCATCATCGTGTTGAGTTTTGATAGCGGAATCACCGCCTCGGATTCTCTACCCTCGCCGATAAGGGCCAATGTCGGTCCGGTCACGATTCCACCTTCGGCAAGGGCTGGAATTCCACCCTCGCCCATTTTTGACATATGCGCTTTAATACCGCCAGCCACGGCAACCAATGCCGCGCCCGCGGCAATCGCCAACGCTGGATTCATTGAAATGCTTGCCGCTTGGAATCCCATCAAAGCGACTCCGTATTCAATAAACATTTGACCAAGTTGCGACAATATTGTTGCGAATTGCCCAATGATAAATTTGCCCATATCAGCAAACGACGCTTCACCAACTGCCATCGCACCCGCGATGTCAGCCATTCCGACAATGGTGTCAACGGCCATTCGATTCACCGCTTGTGTGACTTTGTCCGCCATCTCCATCGCCGCGACTTTTATTCTCGCATAGTTGGTTTCTAACTTCAAAAACTTTTCGTCGGTTTCTTCTTCGTCGTATGGTAGTGGTTCGAACTCCGTATCAATAACATCCAATTTGACATTGAATTGCGCACGCTTGTCGGAAATCGCGTTGACGCGCTTCATTACTTTTTCATATTCAGTCAGCGCGCGCGTTCCATTGTTTGCCGATTCAGTTACTCCGTCAATTCCTTCGGCAAGTGTACCGAGCGATTCGGTTGTTTCTTCGGACTTGTCTTTGATTAATCCGATGCTTTTTGCAACGCCGCCGAACACCTCACGGAATGATTTCAAAATCGGTTGTTCTTCGCGTTGGAATTTTTCGAACGGCTCAATCAATACCGAATCCCTTCCCAATGCCGATGCAACTTTATTGACTGAATTAATGATTGTGTTGATTAATGGCAACACAAAATTGGCAAGGTCACGAAACGCATTTCTTAATCCCGCGGCAAATGCTTCACTATTTTCCCGAACGTAGATGAAAGCCGCACCCAATGCAAAAATCGCAATCGCAATCAATGTGATTGGTGAGGTTGCAATTTGTACCGCAACACCAAGCGCGCCCGTTGCAATCGTTTGCAAAATCGTGGCCGCGCGAAGTGCAGTCATAACACGAACCAATGAACCCGCGACAAAAATCAGCGGACCGATTCCAGCCGCCAATGCCGCAACAACGGCAACAAATATTTTCATTCCCTTTGGCAACTCATTGACAAACGTCGCGAATTGTGTCAACTTCTTAATCACTGGCGTCAACGCCACCGATACCAAACCACCAAATTCAATCGCTAATCCTTCGACCGCTGAACCAAGTGCCTTTGATGCACCCGCGGCCGTCATATCCATGATGTCGGCCATTTCTTCAGCGGCACCCGCTGAGTTTTTCAACGCCTCGGTCATTGGATTGATTTGGTCAACCGAACCCGCAAGGATTGTCAACGCACCTTGTGCGGCGCGTCCAACCTCATCTTTTGCATCGACTAATGTCAAACCGCTTTCGGCTAAATCTCGGATTGCTTCCGTTGTAGGTTTCCCCGTTGTTGCTAATTCGGAAATGATACGGCGAAGTTGTGTCCCCGCCATTGAACCTTTCACACCAGCATTTGCCAACAACGACATCATTGCCGTGGTTTCCTCTAAAGACATCCCCGCCGATTTCGCAATCGGTGCGACCATCTTCATCCCCTCGGCAAAGGATTCCATATCCATTGAAGATGTGGAAAATGATTTCGCCATCACATCGGTGACGCGTCCCGTTTCGCTAACGTCTAACCCAAAACCACGCAATGTCGCACCCGCTACTTCGGCCGAACGTGCCAAGTCACTTCCCGATGCTTGCGCCAAATTCAATGTGGCTTCAGTGACGCCCGTGATTTGTTTGGCGGTGAAACCAAGTTTTGCAAATTCCAATTGCAATCCAGCCACTTCGCGTGCGCTGAATATGGTCGAACGTCCCAATTCTTTGGCGTTATCCGATAACGCTTTGAACTCGTCAGCGGTCGCGCCCGATACGGCTTTGACCTTGGCCATCTCAAGTTCAAAATCGCGGAACACATTGAACGACATCGCGCCCAATGCGGCAAGTGGCGCGGTCAACTTCATGGACAAATTTTTGCCCGTTCGTTGCATATTGCGACCGAACTTGTCCATTGAACGTTCGGCCTTGTTTAGACCTTTACGGAATGGCGCGATGTTCGCGGTTAGTCGGAAATTTAATGAACTAAGACTTGCCATTGGCTTTTGCGCGTTGTTTGCGTTCGTTTATCACTTCTAATATTTCGCCCCGTGTCCAAACCTTGCGGTCCTTCTTCGGTTTGTTTTCCCAAGGGAACACCATCAAATCTTTCGGCTTGATGCGTTTCTTTGTGTGCGGATTCAAAAGGATTGTTGTCATCCAACGCGTCCGTTCCCAATCCGCTTGTTCCTTTCGGTTTTGACGTTCGTTCCAACCCTCAACCATATTCCCCCACTCGCGTGGAAGTAGGTCGTAAAATTGGGACGGCATCAATCCCACTTGACCAAACGCAAACGCTTCCAACGTGTCCCATGTCGCAACGCTTGATTCACCTTTCGGCGTTTGGTCATTTACTTTTTTTCACCCGACGAGAATTGTTGTTCAAAGACGGCGAACGCCTTTTCAATCAACCCTTCATCTTCGTCAATCCAATCGGCAACATCTGCCACATCATAACGGAATGGTGCCTTTTCTTTTCTTGCGCCGTCTTTGAATCCGCAATACATCAATGTTATTGCTTGGTCCAAAGTCATATCGTCGCCAAGGTTTTCCAATTGCGCCAATGTTGTTCCCGTCATTCTTGAGAATTCACGCAAGGCGTTGAATCCGAATCGAATTGGGTGTTTACGTTCACCGATTTCAATGATTTGTGTCATCTTATTTGTTTTGTTGTTGTTAGGTAATAAAGGGACCGCCCGACGGACGGCCCCGAATCAATTCTTTGATTAAGCAACGGATGCTTGCGTCAATACTCCAGTTCCAGTGAACCCGAATGAATACGTCACGTTTTCTTCAACGCCCGCTTCTTGTTCGTAGCTTACGAGGTAAGCGTCGCCCGTGTAGTCGATTTCCCCACTTGTTGCAGAACCGAATTTCACTTTCACCAAAGTGCGGTTTGACAATAATGTGAAAAGGTCGTCCGGTGTGTCATAGTCACCACTAATTGAATAAGTCACCAACCCGTCGCCACTAAGTGACCAAGATTTTAGACCCTCAAGATTTTCTTGCCATCCGGCTGAATCTTTGTTTGTGGTGTCTCTCGTTTCCATTGAGACGCTTAATGATGCCGATGTTGCACGGCCGATGATGTCGTAAGTAGTTCCACCATCTTCGCTGATTTGAATCACAACATCCGTTGAATTCATGATGCTTGTTGCAGCCATTTTTTTCTTTTTTTATCGTTTACAAAATACAAAATCAATCGCGAGACACGCGGAATTTCAAATCAACTTGTGACCCAAACGTCCGTTCATCATCGCTGAACAAATCGCGTTGGCCTTCAAAGGCGCACGATTTTACTTTCACCCCGCTAATCGTTTCGTTCATTCTTATGAATGCACTTCGAACGTATTCAACGGCGTTTTGTGTGTCCGAATACTTTGTTGAAATCAACGTGATTCGGACATCTATTTCGTCAATATGCGAATCGCTTTCTTTCGACATACTTGTGGTAATATTCGCCACCTCGTAAATCGCGAACGGCGTCGCTTTTGTTTGCGCTCCTATGACTGGAAACACGCGTCCACCAAACAATGTGTTCAATGCTGAATCGCTTGTGAACTTTGATTTGATAACCTTCCCAATCATATTCGTGCGGCTTTTACTTGTTTATTTAAGAACCCACGCATCAATCGTTTGAACTCGTTTCCAACGCCCGCGGAATTGCTTGTTCTTGCGCGTCTCGCAAAACCTTTGTTCGGTCCGTTATATTGTCCGTCCCTTAAATATCCATATTCCAAAAAGTGTGCAAACCAACCACCCTTTTCCGGGTCGCTAAATGCACGCTTCACCCTTGGACCAACTTGCAATGATGCAAACGTCGCCCCACGATTCACACGCGTGGTGATGATGCCCATTGATTTCTTCAACTGCCCTTTGGTAATTTCTGCATAGATTCCGCCGTTTCGGTACACTTTAAATGTTCCCGAATCAATGTCCTTGATTTCGTCTTTGTATGCCTTCAACATCGGCTTCAAAGACTTGCGTGCAATGCGACGAATTTGTGCAGTCGTCACCCCATCATGTAGGTTTTCCAATTCCTTGAAAGCACGTTCGAATTCTTTCTTGATGTCCTTTTCATCAAAGCCAATAAAAGCACCACCCGAACCACCGCCCGTGCGTTTGCTTCTTGCCGACATCATTCTTTCCGCAGTTGTTCCCATTAGTCCGCAAATCTTGTCACAATCTTTTGGAACGACTTGCGCGAATCCGCGTTCAAAATCGCTTCGATTGTGTAGGTTCTATTGTCGTAAACAATTTGCATTTGCTCGTTTATGTCCGAGCGGTAACGAATAAAAAATTCGACCTTTTGAGTCGCAACGATTTGGTTTCCGTCCTCACCTTCATTCCCGCTTTTTTCCACCACCTTCGCCCAAACATTGGCCAAGGTTGTGAACGACAAAATCACTTCACCGAAATCATCAGTTGATTCCGTGAACGATTGAATCGTGATTCTGCGGTCTAATTGTCCCGACTGGTCAATCATTAGAATGTAAAGATTCGGTATGGGTTCCACAAATATTCGGATGCCGTTGGCAGTTGACGAACGCGGTCCATTCTTTGGTCGTACAATTCCGAGATGACCAACATCATCCCTTGAATCAACGGCTTTGGAATTGCCGAAACGTCAGTCCCTACAACATAGCGAACAATTAATTGATTGACGACACCCGCCCCCGTTGTCCATCCACCGATGGATTGAATGCGTGCGGGTTCCGATATCAAATCGGTTGTGTACAACGATGACGGAATCACCGCCGTTGAACCGATTTCATCCACATAAGAAACCGAGGTAATTGATGCAACTGAACCGCGTGATAAATACAACAAGTTCGATTGACCATCCCAATGATTGCGTGGGAACTGGTCAAAATATTCGTCTATTGTTGAAGTCACCAAAACGCGTCGTGTGTAACTTTCACACATTTGACGTGCGGCCGTAATCAATGCCGAAATCAATGTGTCGTCATCGCTATGGTCAACGCGCAAAAAATTCTTTGCTTCCGTCAATGTGATGGGTTCGGACGCCGCGGGCGTTACAATATCAATTGCCATTTCTTATCGTGTTTCCTTTGTAGTGTTTTTCTTCACCGCCTTCTTTGCGCGTGCTTTTGGTGCTTCGGCAATTGCCTCACAAAAACCCGCATTCAAAAAATCGGTCAACATCTCATCGGAGTGGATTTCCACCACCGCGTGTTTGCGGTAGTGGAATCCATTGCCCGATACAGATTTCAAAAATCTGACTTTCATATCGATTAGGCTTGAGCCAAGTATTTCACTGCACGGCTATCAAGAACCTTCGCATCCTTACGAGCGTAAGAAACGAAACCAACTTCTAACTCGTCCATGTAACGCTCGTTCAAACGTACCATTTGAACACCACCAGCAGAACGAACAACGAACTTGCTGAAGTCAGCCGCCAACAAAGTCTTTTGACCCGTTGTGATTGCAGACGCCATATCGTTGTTGTAGTATAGGTTGAATCCAAATAATTTGTCCGGCTCACCAGCCGTCATCGACGGGATGAAGATTGGGAAATCGTTGGCACTGCCCAGCCCTAAACTACGAATCACAGAAATTACAGAATCGTTGGCCATAAGCCCGAAGGTTGGTTTATTGCGGTACGATGGGTCGATTGAATGGATAAGGTCCAAGATATCGTCAGCGGCGATTGCCGTTGCAGATGCCGCGGTGTTTCCTAATGTTGCACCCGTGATGATACCTTGTGGTTGGCTTGAGCCAGTACCAGTAGTGAATGCCGCGTTTGTTGCGCGTGCGATTCTTTCGCCCATTGCTTCAGCAAGGAACGCGTTCAAATCGAATGCATTGTCTTGCAACAATTGCATTGAAACGCGAACTTGTGATGCGTAGTTGTAAGCAGACAATTGCGCGTTGGCGAATGTCATATCTTGAACAGTTACGGCCGCCGCTTCGCTGATTAAACCAGCATCGGTTGCAGTGTCGTTGATTGTAGGATAATCCAACAATGCGCCACCCGCAGTGTTCAATTTCTTTGCAAGACGCTCAACTTCACCAGTGAACAATGTCGCCATGTCCAATTCGTTGCTGAAATCTTGAGGTACTAAGAAACCACCCAAAGAATCAGTTCCAGCGATTTGCGTGCTTGTTCCACGTAATTCAGCCATCATTGAACGCTCGTTGCTATTCAATGCACCCATTCCGTTGCGTAGGTATTTCTCGAATGCACCCTTGCGAGTTGCTTTTGGAGCCGCTTCACGAACTTCAGCATTTGCAGCCAATTCTTTCTTCATCTCGGCAGTGCGCTCGATGATGTCGATTTGGTCTTTGATGCTTCTTGCATCTGCTTCCATTGCGTCGAATTTCGACTTTTCTTCGGCGTTCAATGAACGTCCTTCTTTTTGTGCAGCGTCAACGATTGCCGTTGCGCCTTTGATTAGTTCCGCGCGTTGTCCGCGTAGTTCGATGTTTTTCATCGTGTTAAAAATTTAGAATTTTACTTTTATACAAATAAAGGTCGGAACCTTCTTCCTTCGTTTCCACGACTTCGGATTCGGTATTTTCTACCGATGCCGCTTTCGCTTCTTCTTTGGTTTCGGTTTCCAAATCGCGTTTCAACTCCGACGTCGAATCCGGATAAGCCGGTTGGCTTACTGGGCTTACATCAAGTAAACGTGATACTTTTTCAATGATTCGGTAAGTGGTGCCGTCGCGTTGTTCCCATCTATCCTTTTCGATTAGGAAAGCGAATGAACTTTGGTTCACGTCGCCGCGCTTCATCAATTCCGCCAAATCATTGGCATATGTTGTGTTCGGTAAATCAACCTCATAAAACAAACCGCGTTTGTCCGTGCTGATTCTTAATGTGCCACTTGACACACGTCCCAACAATAAATTTTCGTCGTGGTTAAAATAGGCACGAACGTCGTTTTCCATAACGCCATCGAACGCACCCGTTGCAATTTGTTCGTAGAATCCACCCATCCATTCGGAATCCGAATTGTAAATGGCGGCATAACCACGAATCGTGTTTCCATTTTGTTCCGCGTTTTCCATTCGGAATTCGCGTTGTTCTTTTACGACTGAAGATTTACGAACCTCAGCGTCGAATTTTTCTAATGTGCTGAATCTATGGACAACGTTCAACACTGGTTTGCGCTCAACGTATGCGTCCGATTCGGCATCGT